TCTTGGATCTTGGCCGGTTGATGTGGGAGGATCAGACTCTTGAACTACGCACTTCGATGCCAGTCGGTCAAAGCGGTATTGAGGTCAGGTCAGACTGGACGCCCGACTATCGCATGGGCGAATTCGAAGACTACGACTTCCGAGTTGAACCGTACTCGATGGTCTTCAAGACCCCTCAGCAGCATGTGCAGGAATACTTCCAGGTTCTACAGCAAGTTGCCCCCCTATGGCCCATGTTCCAGGCATCGGGCGCAACGCTGAATGTTCAAGTGCTGGTCGACGAACTGGCTCGGCTGATGAACAAGCCCGAGATCAAGCAGCTCATCACGTTCGCTACGCCGGCCGACATGCTGGGTGGCGATCAGAACACGGTACGGTCACCAGCAGTCACAACGCGGGAGACTGTGCGCAGAAACATAAGCGATGGCGGAACTGCTGATGCACGTAACTCAGCATTGATCCAAACGCTCATGGGAGGAAAGCCGCAAGTCAATTCGCAGCAATCCGCAATGTTGCAGAGGGCACCAGCGTAATGGGTAAGCACACGATAAAAAGAGCGCCACCAGTACATCGCAATTGCATAGATTGCGGAGTTGGTTTTATTGCCCAGAACAACGAAGTTCTTAAAGGGCGAGGATTGTTTTGTAGCGAAAAGTGCCGAGGCAAGTCCCAAAGCAAACCACTTCCTTCTGGCACATGCCAAAAGTGCGGAGCGTCTTTTACCGCAAAATACAGGTGTCAGAAAAGCAGAAAATTCTGCTCTCGTGAGTGTTCCGCTGCTGCTCATCGAGGCAAGGCAAAGCAAGTCAATCCAGGCCGACCATACGAGCACGAAAAATGGATGCTTGCAGTTCTCAATAGAGACCTAAAGTGCGTTGAGTGCTGTTCCACGACGATCCTTCAGGCGCATCACATAAAGTCTTGGAAGTCACATCCAGAATTAAGGTACGACATCGAGAATGGTGTGACTCTGTGTAGCAAGTGCCATAACGGAAAGCACCCATACCTTCCAGCAGAAAGGTTTGCGGAAGGTCAAGACTTGAAGTGTTGCGTTGTGTGCGAGCAAGGGTTTATCGTCCGCAAAAAGACACAGCGAACATGCAGCCACAAATGCAGTGGGAAACTCAAGAGTCAACAGAAGACAGCTTGCACAGGACCAGCTATACCATCGATTTGACCGCCAGTGATGGTCAGTGTATTGAAGTCCGTTGGCAGTCGCGCTGCAATTAAAGCATCTATCGCGTTTAGGTCATCAGCATCTAACGTCGCCACAGTCGCACTCCAGAAAGTGTGGACAGTATAAATAGATAGAGGAGAGGCGAGTCGTTGCCCGCCTCTCCATCAATCAGAGAGGCTGTTACTCGTACTGAGCGCAAGCCCACCAGTCGATACTGATGCTCAGAACAGCGTCTCCGGCGATGTCCTTGATGCCGATGATCGGCGCTAGGAACACATCGTCTGGGAACGTAGCTGCGTCAAGCTCCGAGGCTGTCAGACGAGCGGGTGTGATGTTTCCGCCAGGCACAGAGCCATTGACGAAGAAATCCAATCGCTTCGGATGAGCGTAGTAGCGGAAACCCAACTTGACGTAGGTGGTCGCCACTGCGGTATGCAGAGCGTCCAGCTTCGTCTTGGTGGCACCGTTCTGATATGTCTGACCAACAGCCTTGTAAGCTGCGTCAAACACTCCAGCTTCCGCCAGCAACTTGTTGAAGCCAACAAACGCCTTGTTGGCGAGCGCTCCCGTCGTATCCACGAACAGCAGGTCAGTCGTGATCATGTCGGCTTGGCCAAGGCCAACCGCAACAGACCACTTGGCCGCAGTGATGGCACTGACAGCTAATCGGCATTCGAACGCCAGATCCTTGTCCACCAGCTTGAACGGCGCGCTAGCAGTTCCGCCCCACTTCAGCACGGCTTCATCGTTGGCAGCGTTGCCGTCGACCGCCAAGGCCAGAACGCCCTTTTCGGTCGCTGTGTCGGCAGCCAGCGCAGCCGTGCAGCCCGTCGTCAACAGGTTGGCGTAAGGACCAACCAGCGTTGTGGCATTGAACGTGTGAAAGTCGTCAAAGAACCCAAAGGCAGGATTGCCGCTTGGCGATCGGTAGGAGCTTCCAGACGGATTCATGCAGGATGGGGCAGCCATTCTCTGCCACAACTTGGGTGAAAGCAGTCTGGTTTCAAGTTCATCAAAATGCACGTCGGTCATAACACAGTCTTTCTGTAAAAGTGGGTGTCCCAGCCAAGGGTGGGCGTTGTCCCAAAATGAAAAAATGACGGGCGTGGTTTATATCGTCTCGCCCGCCGGTAGACGGTTACTTTCAGGCAGCTAAGCCTTAGGTGGTTTCGGTTACAGTGTTCGAGCAATAGCCGCGGAAGTTACCGCGACGATTGAAGCAAACAATCTGCACCGCATCGTCCATCGCGCGAATTCGGACGTTCTTCATCTCAGGATGGCGATAAGCAGGCGTCTTGCGCATCTGACGACCAGCGGCGTAGTACGCTTTGAAAGTCGCCCAGTTCACGCCCAGGACAATACCGTCCGTTCGCTTGTTGACGCTGGCTTCGTTGGTCCAGGCAGGCACCCAGTTCAGTGGCACACCACGGATGTAAACCGTACCGCTGTGCTTGGCCATGTCGTCGCCGATGTTGTCGTTACCCAACTGAAGCAAACGACGGCAAGCAGCCAAGCGGCTGTGAGTGGTGAGCAGTTCCCAGTCCATCCGTTCTTGACTCACGATGTCTGGACCTTTCACGGGTGGCGTGAATTGGCACAGGTCCATCGAGTTGATGACCTTCTCAACGAAGTCATCCCGGCTCACGTCCGTGTAAGGGAACGTGCGGTTTCGCCATTGGTCGTAAACCGTTGGGTCGATTCCACCAACGCCACTGCTGCCCCAACCGACTGGCGCATAACCGTCGAAGCCTTCTTCCGAATTGTTCTCGGATGTGCTGTCGTCCGTAGCAGTGATCCACCACAGCAGAGACACAGGCGGAAACGGATCTACCAACGGACCAGACGGTCCAGGTCCGAACATCAGATCTTCCATGCCCTGGTAGAACGAGGTCATAAGATCACGTTCCATGCCTTCGATGTAGTCGTAAATTTGACGACCACCAGTTCGGAAGGTTTCTTCGTCGATGTCGTAATGGTAGTTGTTGGTCGTCATGCCCCACTTCAATTGACCTTCGGTGAGCGTCTTCACTCGACCCGAAGAATCTCGGTGGTACAGACCGACAACTTGGAAGTTGTTGTTAGTCGCCACCTTAACCTTCCACTTCGCCATCGAAGTGCTCATCGTGTCCTTCTGCAAGTTGCCCGAGAAGAGGCGCGATGCGTAGTGGTACTTTTGCAGCGGCAGGGAGATGTCCTGCGCTGCCAGTCGCTCTTGGCCAGCAAATTCTTGGTGAATGCTGTTTACGAAATCATCAATTTGGTCAACGGTTAACGCCATGTTGCACTTTCCTTATTTGTTATGAACCCGACATTTCCTTGTAGAGCCGACCGGCACGATCACGAGGATTGTCCGATGGTGGAATAGGCTTCGTTGGGCTTCCGCCCAGTCGGCTATTGCTCTGTCTGGCAATGTTGCGTGTCTTTTGTTTAAGTAACTTCTTTTGAATTTGATCGCCGAACGTCATATTGGCGACGCGGCTAATCAATTGCTGAGACATCTCCGTTGGGCGTCCCAGTTTTGCAAGACCAATCATGTGAGCATTGACGTTCACATTCAAATCCCTGCGACGTTGCAGTTCCTCTTCTGTCTCTTTACCCGTTGTGCCGAAGAGGTCGGCATGCCCGAGTGAATCAACAAGACTGTCGAACTGCTGCACAGCCGCCTCTTCCGCGAAACGCGATTCCAAGGCTGCAAAGCGAGATTCGTAGAATGCGTGCATTCGATTGAACTCGCCGATGATCTCTTCGTCGTACAGGTCCTTACTGAGCGAAACCTGATAGCGTCCATCCGCTGGAACTTGCTCCGTAGGCTGGTCGGCTTTCGGTTCTTCCTTTTTGACAAACTGGCCCTTCTCGTTTCGAGTCGTGGCTTCACCTTCTGCCATCGCCTTGCGGCCAGCTTCCAGCGCAGTCTTGTCAAAAAGCTTCAATGCCCGATCTAACTCCTCGCGACTGGCAAAATCGGCTATCTCCGATTCATTGATGCCATACACGGCTGCCTCGGCTTTCACGTCGTCAGTCAGCCATTCAGGGCCTTCTGATGCGTTGCCGGCTTTCTCGTCCTCCGGGACGGTGTTGCTGCCGGAATTTTTCTCGGCAGGTGTTTCTTTTGTATTGGCGGCTGGCTGTGAAGTGCTGTTGACGATCTCAGCATCGGACTTGCCTTCTGGCTTGCTTTCGCCGGCGCGATCAGCTTTCACTTCGTTGATAACCTGCTCAGCGTACGCCTTGATGTCGTCTGAACTGGTGTCAGGTGTTACGTCTTTGAGGTCTACGATGTCCATGGTTCATTGCTCTCGGTTAGGGATGAGTGTTAATTAGCGATCGCCGTAACCGCCATCCATGTCGTGGTACTTATTGCCGCGCATTCGTTCGTAATACGCCATCAGTTGATTGCGGCCTCGGCGACTGGTGATACGAGCTTGTCCGTTGTCCAAAATGGCGACGCCAGGAATCTTTTCCTTTTCAATCGCCTCCCTCATGTCTTTGACTTGGCTTTTCATAACGCCCAGCGCTTCGGAAATGAGCGGATCGTGATCGCTTTACGTGTTGGCGGTCATGGCTGGACCTTCCAGCTTCTTGCGAGGCATGAACTGATCTAGCTCTGCCTCGGTGACTACTTTGCCGTTGTACTTGCGAACTATTCCACTCACGTTGCTACGCCTTTCGAGAAAAACGAGACTCAATAACTTCTTCAACGTCGTCCATGCAATGCGCCACAGCCATAGCATCACCCATGCTAGGCGCTGCCAACGGACTTCAATACACTGACCATCACTGGCGGTCAAATCGATGGTATAGCTGGTCCTGTGCAAGCTACAGACGCTTTTGGAAATGCACTAGCCTCAGCATCTTCCGTTGCGGCAGTAAAAGCGATTGCAGACAAACTTGAAACAACCTTAGTTCTCGATGGATCAGTTTATCAGTTCACCGTCAACGCGCTTGAAAATGCTCCAAGTGGCAGTGGTACAGTAAGCATCACAACAAGCACAACTATCGTCGAGTCTGCATAATGTCTACACGTTTAGTATCACAGGCATGGC